ATCTCTTGGAAGAAGCCGTATGCCGCTGTCTTTTCATTGAAATATCTGCCCGCTTTCTTTGGCATGGTGCTCAGTGTGTCAGGTTTCATGCCGAGATAGTCGCGGCATTCTTTTATAAGTCCATCGTGTTCTTCTTGTGTAAGAAAATCATTATCCTTACCGATCATTGTATTTCCTATAAGGGAGCGAAGCTTGTTCACCAGGGGATTTTCACATTTGGGATCCAGCGCTCTAAAGCGGTCAAGAATACTGTTCAAATACGGATCGCCCAACAAGGTATGCCCCAAAGCCTTTTGATGATGACCGTAGGCATTGAGCTGTCGGATCACCTCCACACGAATGAGGCTGACTGCCACATTAGGATCTTTACTGCTAAGCTGCAAAATACCTCGGATGCCATTTTCTAAATCGCGCATCGTCCTCGCCAAAGAAGCGCGTTCATAATCCGAATAAAAATCACGATACATGATATCTTCGAGCGGCTCAACCGAAGCCATTTCCCACGTTTCCACCTTCTGAGCAGGCGCTTGATTTGCCGCTGCAAGCTTTCTCCCCTCGTCGCTGATGGAAACCTCATGCGCGAGCGACTGGAAGGATGTCGATTCTCTTTTTACCGAACCGCCATCCTGTAAGGATGCCGCCGCGGATTTCCCGTCCCCTGCACGGTTCACGGCCTGTGCCTTCTGTGCCGTTATACTCTTCGTCCCAATCGCACCATGATCATTCGCATGAATTTTCATCTTCATCTGCCTCCTTGCCTTTCCGTCCGGCCGTTTCAAGCAAAATTGCCCCTTCCCTCCCTGGCAGGCAATCTTCCAGATAAAACCTTTCGCTTCTTATATCGAATCATCGTCTTTCTTCTTAAATGCACTTATTGTCCCAAGGAAATAAAAAATGGTCCGCACGTCATGCACTTATATCGCATGATGCGCGAGCCATCGAAAAAATTCCAGCCGAAACACAGAGGGATCGGACATTTTATGCCGGGCGGCGAGCTGTACCATAGATTGGCGGGCAGAAAAAAGGCTGCTTTTCAGCAGCCTTAAAACCATGCTCTTATGAAACTCAATGAATAGTTTTTTTCTCCAGCGAAAGGAGCGCCACGGATCGATCCGGTGCACCACCCGCACCTTTCGTTATCAGATCAGCCGCCATGGCCGTCATTTCCAGCGCCTCCAGACGTGCGTTGATATAGGCCGTGCCGCGTTTTAAATGACGCGTCATGCGATGCGCCTCCTGCGTCTCCTGTTCGAGATCCGCAATCTGCCCGCTTGTCTCTTCATAGCGCGCGTTGAATGCTTCGAATCTCGCATTGAGATCGGCAAATCGACGATCGAGTTCTGCGAAATGCTCATCAAACTCTGCGAGTTTTTTATCGATATCGTTGAGGCGCTGCTCACTGCTCGCAAGACCCTCGCTTATGCTCCGGACGCCTTCGTCGACATCCTCTATTTCAGCCTCTGCCAACTGCTGCAGGACTTTTCTCTTGCTCATTTGCCTCGCCTCCGCTGCTATTATAACACGACTTTTTTCCCACGTCTACTGTTTACAGGGAAAATAAAGGAAAACTGCCTTTTTATATGGAAATGCAATAATTTTCAAAGGGAAATTCTTGGAAGCTTTAGTTTCTAGGGGAGGAGCGGGTTGGAGTGGTTTTGGTTTTTGGGTTTGGTGCTTATTGGTGCTTATAGTTTTAGGGTTTTGTCTTCGGAGAGCTGCAGGTAGTTTAAGAGGGTGGCTCTTCGGATGCGGTAGTGTCGGCCTAGTTTGAAGTAGGGTATCTGGTCTTGGTGGATGATTTCTCTTATGGTGCTCTTTGGAACATGCAGCATTTCAGATAAATCATTGATACTGAAGGCTATCTGGTTGTCCCATTTGTTGTTTGGGGTTGATAGCAGGGTCTTGAGGGATTCTTTTGTTATCATGAGGTCACTCCTTGTTGCAGGAAGCAATCCGAAAGATTCGGAACGGCTCCTTTGAGGTTCGGAAAGGGACTGCTGTTTGCTTGCTACTACTGCTTCTTCTTATTTGTTGTCTTTGTTGATAGTTGTTAGTAGCTGTCTGCCGTTGTCTTGCTGTTTCCTATGGGAGCTTGTGTTTACCTATATTTAACCTATGTTCTTTGCCATAGGAGGCTATAGGCATACACAAGGAAACTATAGGGAAGGGCAAGGAGCATAGCTGTTTCTACGAAAGGAACTACAGAGGCTAAAAGAGAAGAAAAGTGAGCTTGCTGTGTCCTATGCGGTCTTTTCGGTACCCTTGCGTCTAGCTGTACCTGCGTATCGCAAGGAGAACGAAAAGTTAACTATAGGGACATAGGGGTGCTTGTGTGTCACGGAGGGACACACAAGTTGTTTTCCTTTAGGGGAACTGTTATTGTCTTATATATAACTTTTTCCCTTTCTCTCTACATCGTGGGACAATTAAATTTTAGTATATATGTGGGACAATTAGAGATTGATTAGAATATAGTATGTCTACTGAGAAAAGACATACACAAATTCTTTGTCCTTGTGAAGATTTGTTTTGTCTTTTTGAAATAACCTCCTGTGGTCGCTTCTGAGGCGTTTATTAGGCTTGGGTAAGGTGGGTTGGTATAGGCAAGCGTTTATATACGCCTTAGAAGCGATTCTGGGAGGTCTGAGGGGCATTGGGTGTTTACTGCTAATGCTTTCTCAGGTGAGCGATATTATGGCAGCAACGGTTTGTTCTTGCGTCCGTGTAGCGGTCTGCCATGATACCGTCCGTAAGCCAGCGTTCGAGTTGTTCTTGCTCTTTGTCTTCCATTTTTTCTTGTTCGTTGATGTCCATCTGCTCATTCCAGTAGGCGACTGCCATGCAGAGGGCGTCCAGGCGGTCGTCGTGAGCGAGGGCGTTCTTCTCTCTGCATAGGCGTGTCATTTGGTAGATGAGGGAATACTGCTGGTTGCGCTCGAAGACACGGTAGTCGCTTTCGATGACGCTACGGTTGACAATCAGCCTATGAGACATCAGGACGGGTTCGAGGGTGTCGATGATGCGAAGTTCTTTTTGTTTGGTGCTACGGACTTCGGTGATGGCGCAGGGATGTATCTTGGCGAATATGGGCGTCATGATTTTGGTGAACATGCCGTCGCCGAAGTTTGCTTCTACTACGATTTCATTGACTTCCCAAAACTTGGCTTTCTGTGCCATGCGGGTTAAGGTGAGGTCTGTGTAGCCTCCTTCAAAGCCGTCGACTTCCATGACGAATTGATAGCCGTTGAGAAACTTGACGACGGCGAAGGCGGTTTCGTCTTTGCCTCTGCCGGATGGGTCGATGGCCATGACGGTTCCTGTATAAGGCAGGACGGTGTCGGAGCGTGCCATAGGGGCGTAGTAGAGGTCGCCTTTCAGGGCTACGCAAGGGATGTCGTCGAGCCTTTGCTGCTGGCCGGAAGCCCATGCCCATTTGCTGGATGTCTCTTTGAGGTCGAGGGCGTCGATGATGAGGTCGGAGACTTTCAGTGGGTACTTCTCGTAGTCGGAGAGGTTCGTGTTGAGCATGAATTGGAGAGCGAAGCCTGCTCTGCCGTAGGAGAGCTTGCGCTTGGCTATTTCCATTTCGTCGAAGCGTTTGGGGTCGGTTGGTTTTCCTGCGGTTGCTTTAGGGTCTTTGTCGTAGCGGTCGGCTATGAAGGGGGCTAGGGTGTCTCCGTAGCTTTCACGCTCTTCGAGGCTTGCAGGGTATAGGACAGGCCATACACGCGCTTTGTAGCCTCTTTGCTGCAGGATGTTGTAGAGGCTTGCTTCGGTCTGCGGCGTGCCCAGGTAGATGATGATGCCGCCTGGTTTTAGAATGGCATCGTATTCTTTTACCTGTTCACTGAGTTTGTCACGTTGGAGTTGGGTACCGGAGTTCTTGGGGACTTCTACCATTGTATTAAAGCAAGGTCGTTACTTCTTGCCCCATCTTCGATTTAAGGCTTCTACTACGTTGTCATGGTTGGTGACAAACATGCAAGTTTCTTGAGAGTAAACTTTGTTTCCTGGCTTTTTTATGTCTTTGTCAAGACATATATGTTCTTCATTTTTTTCCCAACGGTCGTAGCCTTCCAGCGCTTGGATAGAGTTCAGGAAGTTTTTGAAGGAGTGCCAGCGTTTATCTACTGTGCAATCGTTGTAGCATGTTTTGTAATTTCCATAACAGCGTTTGAGCATATTAGCCCATAAGTCATACGCTCTACGAATCATAGAAGTACCGCGCATGGGAATTTTGATATTCGTATCAAGATACCCAATGCCATAGACGGTTTTCGCTCTGCAATCTTCGATATGGCCACTCATGATGTTTGTGGTCTGGACGTTACAAACCCAACCACTTTCTATGAATTTTATCGTAGCGCGTGAGTGCTGCCTTTTGTTGTCAGGTAGGCGCTTTCCAGGTGTGTAGTCAAGAATCTTGATTTTTCCTTTTGGCGTTTCGACAACAGCGCCAATTTTGTATTTGGTTTGTGTCATGTTAGACAATCTCCTTAAAAAGAAAATGCCCTGTATTGCTACAGGGATTAGACTATATCTTCAGCTTTCGCTGCCCCCCGCTTCCCGTCACTTGACGGTACTTCCTTTCGGAATAGTCGTTACACGTTCCCATAGTGGGCTTCGCTCGGTGTTGTCCGCGTGGGAGTTTCACCGAATTCAAGGGGTTTATAGACGACATAGTTAGTTTATCGTCTGAGATGAGGATGTCGGCGCGGGTGCCTGTGATTTGACCTGTAATACCTACGGATTTAACGGAGGGGGAAATGTCGGGGATGGCTCCTCCTACGTCGAAGAGGTTCTGGGTGTCGAGCTGCTTCTTGTCTGCAATCATTTCGTCGAGGAAGTCTACGGTGTGGATGATTTGCTTGATGAAGCGTGCGTTGGCATCGGCGCGGTCTTTCGATGCGGAGACAATCAGGACTTTGAGTTGTCTTTCACGCCACAAGCGCCAGACGGAATAGGCGCAGGTGAGGAAGCTCTTGGCGACACCGCGGAAGCCTTCAATTATCACGCGGTCGCTTGGAGGGTCTTGCAGGAACCTGGCGATGTCTATCTGGATAGGCGTAGGCTCTGGAAGCGATATGGATTTCCATACGATGTAGACAAAAGCCCAGAATTGCTCACGGGCTTTTTTTATGTCTTCTTTTGTCCAGGTGTTCGGTCGCTGCAGCATCTTAGTTCAAATGCTCCTCACTCACAAGGTCGGGAATGGTGGTGCCTGTCCGAATGATTTCCTGGACGCCTGGTGTTTCGGCGGTGGTGAGGAAGTTGTTGTCTTTCAAAAACTGGCGCACTTTGGAGAGAAAGGCAGGGTTCTTCCGCATTTCGGGGTCGTTGAGGTTTTCTAAAAGGACGTCGGCTTCCATCTGAGCGATGTCGTCGATGAGCTGCTGCTTGATTTTTGTCATAGGCTTGCTCCTTTCGCTGCTTCTTATGCGTGTTCTTTTATACGCTGTATTACATAGTCGATGCACGGCTGCGCCATGCCGTTGCCGAGTGCCTTGTAGCGTGCCGTGTCGCTGCCGCCTTCGGTGTAGCCGTCGGGAAGTCCTTGGAGCCGCTCACATTCGGTGGGCGTAAGGCGCCGCACGCTTGTATGCGATAAGACAAGATTTTCACTGCCGCCACCGTAGGAGCCACCCGAGGCCCGAAGGGTTGCTGTTTTCCCGCGCTCATATTCGCTGTAGGATTTTGTGCCGTAGATATGTGCTATGGGTACCTGGTTGCCGCCTGTGCCCATCCGTGCATTGAGCGTCGGGACGATGCCGTCTTTGACCGGGCGTATGACTTCAGAGGCGTGGGTCATGTCGTAGATGGCAACATGCTGCTGCTTTTCTGCAAGCATTGTGGGTGCCTGCTCTTTTTCATACCCGATGCTTCCGGCAGTCGGTGCAGCTTTTCCGATAAAGCCTGCTGCTCTGGTTAGAATTGCTATACCACCTTGATTCTTAGACGGGTCTGGGTTTGTTGTGTCCAGTGTCTTGGCAATATCTACTCTGCGGCATCCGCTATGCGGGTTGGAGGATTTCATGGAGTTGCTTGCAAGGGAATCGAAGGAGTATGCTTGTGCGTCTGTCGTTCGAGCGCAATCCTCAGCTCCTCGGGCAGTTCCTTCCCGCGCTCCTTCGCTCTTCTCAAGATGCCCAGACATGCCCTCGCGCTCAAATAGTATTTCTCCGGCACATCTTCCATCGGCTGCAAAATCCGCGACAAGGTAGATTCTGCGACGCCGTTGGGGCACTCCCCAATATTGAGCGTCGAAGACGCGCCATGCGATTTCACACTCAGGCAGTTCTGCCATTCCTGCGTTCGCCCATTTACCATTCGTAGGCATTGGAATCTCGGCCTGTCCGATTTCTTCAAGCACGGCGCGAAAGTCCATTCCTTTGTTGCTAGAAAAGGCGCCGGGGACGTTTTCCCAGACAAAAAAGCGGGGGCGTCCTGTCCGCTCCCACAGTTGATGGAAGATGCTGATTGCTGTTTTGAATAGTCCACTTCGTTCTCCTTCAAGTCCTTTTCGTTTTCCTGCGATGCTCAAGTCCTGGCAGGGGCTGCCCGCGCAGATGATGTCGACGGCTTCCAGTTCTTCGGGGTTGATTTTTGTGATGTCGCCCAGCTGTTTGACATGTGGAAAGTGCTTTTCCGTGACGCTTCGTGGGAACGGCTCTATCTCACTCGCCCATAGAGGAGTGATGCCTGCATGTTGAGCGGCAAGAAGGGAGCCGCCGATGCCGTCGAAGAGACTGCCGAGTGTCAGTGTCTTATTTATAGACATGTTTCCTCCTTTAGAAATGAACTTTCCACTGGATTTCTCCACCGTTGATTTTGTGGTCTTTGAGGCTGTAGTGGGCTTCTAAGGCGATGGAGCGGTTTTTGCTGTAGTTTCTCTGTAGGCTCAGGGGGATGTAGGCGTCATGGTCGTGGACGCCTATGCCTGTGCCGAGTTCCCAGTTGCGATAGGTGTTTATCTTGTAGATGCCGACAGGGACTTCTTTGTTGTCTTTTTGTTCCGCGACGACGGTCTTGTCGGTCTTGGCGAGCGCTTCGGGGGGGAGCGTCGGGTCGTTTTGCCGGATGCGTTCGGTGATGTGCTCGGTGATGCTGCCTCCTTCTTTGACGATTTCTTTGTAGATGACGTCGGGCTGTTTTTGGTTCTGCTGCGCCCGGATGATTTCTTTTTGAAGCTCCTGGGCGTTTTGTTTGTTGATGTCAAGTTCGTTCCGAAGAGCGTTGATGTTCCTTGCGTGCTCTTCACTCATGGTCTTGATGTCTTCTTTGCTGCTGTCTTTTTCCTGTTCGGTGTGCCAGAGGCGAAAGGAAAGAAAGACAACAAGGAGGAGAAGACAAAAAAAGAGAGCCGCAAGAATACGGCTCTTCCAGTTACTCGTGGTAAAGAATGTTGGCGTCAAAGCGCTTCCCTCCTATGTAGGCCATGTCGGTGTACTGCCACATGTAGCCTTTGAGGTCGTCTTCACTTCCCCATTCGGCGTTCCAGACGGCGCAGCCGATGTCCTTCCAATCAATGTAGTCACAAAGCCAGGAGTAGCTGGCGTAAATGCCGCAGTCAAGGCCGATTTCGTTGACGAAGATACGGCACATTTCGGTGATTTGTGCTGCGTCAAAGGCGAAGCCGTAGCGTGCCTTGTAGCCGTCGGCGTCTTCCATGTCGTAGAATACGGGAAGCTCAAGGAGCACGCCTGCGTCGTCAATGACTTGGCGGCAGTGACGGGCTTCTTCGCGTGCCTGCTCTTCATTGAGGGCGTAGCTGTAGTGGTAGGCACCGCACTTCAAGCCGCGTTTCGTGGCTTCTGCTACGTTGTGCTGGAACATTTCGTCTACGCCCGTGCGCCCATAGGAGCTGCGGACGATGGCGAAGGTGTAGCCTGCGGCGGCTACGGCATCCCAGTCAATCCAGCCGTTGTTTTCCGATACGTCGATTCCTTTTGCCATTTATTTTTCCTCTCTTTCGTTGAGTTTCTTTTCTCTTGCGATTTCTTTCAGCTTCTCGCGGATGAAGCTGGGGATGATATAGCCGTAGCCCATGCGGTCGATGTTCTCGATAAGGCTCATGCACTCGATGAGGGCGAAGCCTGCGATAATCATGTCACGGAATAGGTCGATGCTCATGGCGGTGTCAAGAAGGTAGCCTATCAGGATGCAGACGAAGATGCCTGCTTTCTTGAAGAGGCCGTGCGTGCCGACGGCAGAGCGGATGCTGTGATGCTTCCATGCGGCGGCTACGCCTGTGATGACATCAAGTGCCATGAGGACGGCGAGTGCTTCGATGGTGCTGTCGATACCTCCCAGCGCTTTGTCAAGGCAGGTGAAGCAGAGGCCGAAGATGGCTCCTGCTTTGAGTTCGGCGACTGTCCAAAGTTCTTGTATGTGCTGCAAGATGGTTTTTGTCTCCTTTTCTTTGTTTGTCTTTTCCATGCTGTCACTCCTTAATAGTTGAATCCTATGATGTCTGCGATGCCGCAGGGATACGTACCATAAAAGTTTAGGAAATGCAAATTGTTCAGGGAGAAGCTGCTGTTGTTTTTGCTTCCTTTTATGACGTAGACGGCATTACTGTCACCTGTGAGGTTGAAGTGTTCGACATTTGCCAGACAAGAGATGAGCACTCTCCCGTTGTATGTTTTGATGTGGACGAGAGGGCTGCCTTTGAAGGTGACGGCGTAGAGGATGCAGAGAAAAGTGTAGTTGTTTAAGTTAGCCTGCAAGGGGATGTCTTTGCCGTAGAGGATTCCGGCGCCTGTCTTGCTGCGGTCGATAAGGGACATGGAGGAGGTGATATAGTTGTTCCGAAGACTGTTTGCGTCTTTGATAGTTTTATCCAGCTTGTTCCAGAGGGCAGCGTTCAGTTTCTCTTCCGTGACGGCACCGTTTTCGATATGGTTTGTCTTGATAACGCCGTCGAAATGTGCGTGGCTCTGGGCTTCTGCGGCGCTCTGCTGGGCGCTCTGGGCAGAATTTTCCGCTCCTGCAGCGCTGCCTGCCGCTGCTGTGGCACTTTGCTGTGCATTTGTGGCGCTTTGGGCTGCTTCTGTGGCACGGGTTTCTGCATTTTTAGCTTCATTGTAGGCGGCTTCTGCGCTGTCCGCTGCATTTTGGACTTTGTCTTCCATCTGGGAGAGGTAAACACTGGCGGAGTGGGAGGCTTCGTTGGCGTTCGTTTCGGCCTGTATGGCTCTGTCTTTTGCATTTATGGCAGCGGTGGCGGCTTGTTCCGCTTGCTCTTTGCTTCTTCCTGCGGCGGCTTCTTTTTGGTTCACGCGCTGCTCGACTTTTTGGACATCCTCTTGCATTTGCTCGATGTGGGTGCTTTGTTGACCTACTTCGTTCCTTAGGGCAAGGACATTGTTTTCCATGGTTTTTACAGCTTCTTTGCTGGCCTCGGTCAGCTGGTAGGCTTGTATAGCGTCTTGGCGATGCTGGGCGGCGAGATTCTTGATGTCGTTGGTTTCATTTTTGATGTCGCGCGTCTGTTCCCTGATGTCTTCCAGCTCTTTTTTACTTGCCATGCCGCCGACGGTTTCGAGATGGTGGAGCGTTACGGCGTCCTGTGGGTCTGTCGGGTCTTCCAGGTGGGCGATGCGTCTGCCTTGTCCCTGCCATGCGTTCGTTGCTTTATCTGCAAGCATACCGTTGATGAGCAGGTAGTCGCTGTTTTCTTCTTCGATGTGGAGCATTTGCATGGTCATTTTGTCCATTTCGGAAGCGAGCAGGATGCTGCCGTCGTTGAAGTCCACAAGGCTCCCCGTCGGCGTCTGGCGGTAGATGCAGAGGGTGTCTTCGGGGATGCCTGCTGTTCGCAGTTGGAGCTGCTGGCCTTCGATGTTGTAGTCTTGGGTGTAGGTGAGTTCTTGGGTGCCGCCTTTCTTTTCATAGCGGGCTTTGACGAATTGTTTGCTGAGGTAGGGGAAGGGGAAGGTGTAGTTCCGTTCCCCTGCCTTGTACTGCACGGTGGCTTTTTTGTCCATGAATAACCTCCTTATGGCTTCTTGGTCTTCGGCCTCTTGTCGGGATAGGGGCTTTGGGTGACGTATTTATCGATGTAGGTGGTGAAAGGGATGAAGTTGGGGATGGGCAGAAGCCGCATGAGATTCTTGAGGTCTTGCTTGTTCGCTCTGTCTTCATCCATGTGGTAAAGTCCCCAAAGGGCGGCGATAGGGTTGCCGAACATTTCGCGCACGGCTGGCATCTGGGTGACGATGTTGCCTGCGATGTCATCGGCTCCTAATTCTTTCTTCCTTGCTCCTGTGCGGTCTACGCTGGTGCGGATAGTGGGCGCTCCTGTGATGCCTTCGTAGAAGTCGTTGGCAAAGGACAGGGGTGTCCCTGCGATGGCAGAGCGGACGGCGGCGACGCGAAGGAATTGCTCCTGGTTGAACATGCGGTCAAAGTATTCTTCGGCTTTGTCGCTCATGCCCATGGCCTGCATGGTCTTGTAGACGGCGTAGGCTTTGAGGGCGTAGGCTGCGCCGTTGGTAAGGATAGACATACCAGCGGCTATGCCGTCGTCCATGTCGCCTGCTGTCATGGCGCGGAGTGTCTGGCCATTGATGGCTCTGAGGTTGTAGTCTTTGAATTGGAAGAGCATACGGGTGAGCCAGTTGGTGTCTTTGAAGAGGTTCTTGCTGCCCGTGCGGGTGCCGGAGACAATCGCTCTTTCTGCCTGCGTCTGCACCATGCCGTAAAACTTCATGAAGCTGACGGGGTCTTCTGCCTGCCAGCGGGCGACGTCAAGACTTACGATGGTACCGTCGGCGTTATGGCGCGTGTATTGGCGCAGGTTCTTTTTCATTTGTTCGGCTTCTTTTTCGCTGACATGAGAGGCTTTGAGCTTGGCGGCAGAGAAGGGGTTGCGGCGCTTGGAGAAGGCTTTGCCGAAAGACCATTCGATGGCATCCATGAGGGTCTGGGTACGCATACCGCGATACATGGATTCGGTCATTTTGGGAAGCATGTTGAGCGTGCTGGTGACTTTGGAGAGCTTCTGCATCCCATCGGACAGGCCGATAAGGGCGCTGTTGAGGAGGCTTCCTTTCTTGGTGAGGGCGTCGCGTATTACTCTGTCCTGGAAGTTGACCTTGAAGATTTGAGCTTCGATGCTTTCGCCAAAGATTTGCTTTTCAGCGTCCCTTAGGGCTTCTGCCGTGACTTTGCCGTGCCGAATGTTTTCCATGAGTTTCCGCGTGGACGGCAGGACAGAGAAGAGCTGGGAGGCTCCTCCGTAGCTCATGGCTCCGCCGAGTTCACCTAACTGGGCAAAGCCCATGTTGGCGCCGTTCTTGACGTAAGACAACATCATTCCCAAACGCGCCAGAGCGCCTGCCTTGCCCATGGTTTCTTCCTGCGCTCTCTGGCCGCGAATCTCGGCGATGCCGCGCTGAATCTTCGCGAATTCGTTGAGTGCGCTGGCGTTTTCCGTGCCGTGAGCGACGCCGAGGCCGAGTTCTTTGCGGACGTTGGTGAGGAAGTTTTGCAGGCCTTTTTCGCTGTGGAATACATTCTTTACAGCGATTTCACCTGCGAAGCGCCGCATGTTTTTCTGCATGATGGCGTCGAGGTCGAAGTCTCTGAGGTTGTTGTCAAAGGAAAACTCGAAGGCGTTCTTGGTTCCTTTGTTCATGACCATGACGCCGGAGGTGTCGATGGGGATGCGGCTTTGCAGGAAGCTGAGGCGGCCGAGTTCGCCGATGTTGTGCGCGGCGATGACATCAAGGTCGGCGTAGAGGGCGTGCTGCGCTGCTGCGTCGAGGCGGTCTTCGAGCCACTTTTCGACGTCTTCGGCGGTGACATTCTTGGGCTTGAGTTCTATGGGGTCAAGGCCTCTCTTGGCTCTTTCAGCGTTCTTCTTTTCGATGCGGGCATTTTCCATGTCGATGTCCCGCTCGATTTTCTGCTGGATGACATCCCTTTTGGCAAAGGTGCGGTAGTAGTCCTTGATGTCTGCTACAGCGTCTTCGGGTTTGTTGTAGTGGGCAAGGAAGCGTTCTCTTAGGTCGCTGTCGGTCATGCGCCACAATTCATCATCGACTTCATACCAGGCGTCTTCGATGAGGTTGTCTGCCTTGGAACCTACGTCTCTTGCCGAGCGCTTGCCGAGGTCGATTTGCAGTTCTCTGTATTTCTTGAGGGCTGCGGCGGCACGGATGACTTCTTCGGGGATGTCGCCTAGTGCTGCTGCCTTGTTGCCTGCGTGTTCGGCGTTGTAGTAGAGCATGGTCATTTTGTCGAAGGCAATCTGCTTGGCTCTTGTGGGAAGCTTGGTCGGCGTGCTCTTTATCCAGTCCATGCGGGCGTCGGCCATTTCAAGGAAGGGGACGGCAAGCTGACGGAAGATGTAGTCGCGGTTGTCTTCGGCTGGGATGGCTTTGACCGTGCCGATGCCTCTGCCTCTTGTGTCGGTGTAGAGCAGAGGAGCGTATTTCCTGGCTGTGTTGGAAGGGGAGTTGAGCATCAAGCCGACATAGCCTTGGTCTGCGGCTTTGGTGGCTTTCTGGATTTGACGGCGAAGGGCGGCGGGTGCATGGGTGGCGATGTCTTCTTGCGTGAGCTTGGTGATTTCCTGCTCAAGCGTTATGTAGTCAGACCAGAGCTGAGGATTGAGGAGGTTGTCTTTGGAGAATTTAACGCCTGCAAAGGCGGTTGTGCCGTCTTCGTTGAAGTAGAAGCCGTCTTTCATGGTTCTTTCGTTTTCTGCTTGGCGCTTGAGGAGGTTCTGGATGTCTTCCTGCGAGGCTTTGATGGTGTAGCCGTCGCGCCGGAGAAGCTTGTTTACGGTACCTTTGAGGGAAGACACAATCTTGTTCGGCAGGAGGCCTTCTTCTACGGCATGGGCAAAGACTTCTTCGGGGTCTTGGGTATCATATTTCCTCCTGAGCTGGTTGAAGATGTGACCTTCTTTGTTGGAAAGACGCGTCACTTCCGCCATGAATTTTTGGTATTCTTTCGTCCCTAGTGTCTGGTGGAGGCCTGCATGGACGCCGATTTCATGCGCGAGGAGCCTTTCGGTTTCTTTGGCAGGGTTCTTGATATGGTCGGTGATGAGAACCATGTAGTCTTCGTTGGGGACGTAGAAGGCTTTGGCTTCTTTCGGCAGTTCTTTGCCGGAAGCTTTGCTGATAATGGCGCGTGCCTTTTCATAGGGGGCGGCGATGACGCGGCCTTTTTCTTCGAGCTTGTCGTAGATTTTGGAGGCGGCAAGTTTGCCGTAGACTTTGTCGTGGACGGCCTGCATTTTGTCGATGGTTTCATTGTGGATGAGGCGCGGGTCGAGGTCGGCGGCTGACATGTAGGCTTGTGTCTCCGCTTTTTCCGCTTCGGCTGCCACTTTGGCGCTGTAGGGCTTGCGGCTTTTAAGGAGTGCTTTGCTTCCGGCTCCGAGGCCGCTGAGTACCATGCCGCCTGCCATGGCGAGGAGCGCGTCCGTGGCATAGTCGACTTTCTGTCCTCCGAATTGGTGCTTGAGGTAGTCGTTGGCGAGAACGATGCCGCCCAGGGGCGCTTGTGCTTTTGCCAGCTCATAACTAGCCTTGGCAGAGACAGCGGCAATTTCCCGCGCCTTGCTGACGTTCTTTAGGGCGCTTCCGAGCCGTGTGATGATTTTGGCTCCTGTGGCAGCTTCGCCGAGGGGGACGAGCATGAGGGGGTCGAGGAGCATCCCTGCGCCGCCTGCTGTCCAGACAGCCATTTTTTGCAGGATGGAATCGTTTTGGTCTTTCCATTTGTCGATGAGTTCCTGACGATTCCTGTCTACGAGTTTCTGGTTAACAAGCCAGCGGATTTCTTCGCTGTCGCGCCCTGCGAGGAGGACGGCCATTTGTGCGTCTTTGTCTCCTGCAAGAGCCGCTTGGACGTAATTGACATCATCTTCGGTGACGGGGTCTTTGGCTTCAAACCACCATTTGGAGCTATGCGCTATGCCGCCCCATAGATGCTGCATGACTTCTGCAAAGCCTGTGGTGGAGGCGCTGTCCCAGAAGTTGGCGGCGAGCGCCCCGAAGAAGCCTAATTGTCCCCTTGAGGGGGCAGGAGAGGAGAAGCGGACTTGTGCGGGATTCATGTTGCCGTACATGACGTAGTTGGTGTCTTTGTCGAAAAGTGGTTCAGCAAGGGAGAGGAAGCCTCCTGTGTAGCCCTGGTCTTCCAGCGCCGTACTGCCGCCACCTCCACCTCCTCCTCCTGCCTGTGGGTCGCGGCGGTCGCTTCCTGTGAAGTCGATGTCCCAATGGGCGTTGGGGGTGCCTGCGTCTTCGTAGTTGATGCTCCAATTATTTCCGTGGCAGTAGCGAACGAGGTCTTGGCCTGCGGCTGTGTCGGGGGTGACGCCCTGGATGACAATATCTGCTTTGTCTCCTGAGTGATGGCTGTGCTCACCGCCAGAGTGCGTCCAGGTTTCTGCGCCGCCTGTGACGACGGTCATAAGACCATACATGTCGTTGATGTAGTGGCCTATCTTGTTGAGGCCGTGCAGGGTGTGAGGCTTGAGGCCGACGGAGTTTTCATCGGCGTAGATGGCGGTGGTGTAGTTGTCTCCGGGGTGGTTGCTGGTAAGAACGGAGTAGTCGAGGTCATCCCAGGGCAGGCCGTCGTCTTCTTGCTGCTGCTGCGGTGCTGGGGAAGAGGACTGGCTGGCGCTGATGCCTCCGTCGCCTCTTCCTCCGAACGCTTCTATGGGCGGGTCGTTGTCGTAGAGGCCTCCGTCGAGTTCACCGACGAGGGCGCCGAGGGTGGAGATGTAGTCTGCTTTTGTATTTTCATCTCCGGTGAAGTATTCGTTGTCGTAGAGGCGCTGAACGTATTCTTCGGGGGTGCGGCTGCCCTGGATGCCGAAGCGCCCGAGGAACCATGTCATGTAGTCCGCCCATTCTTCCATGCTGTTGAAGTGCATGTAGCCGCCTGCTTCGCTAGTAACACCACCGAAGTTGTTGTCTTCTACGGCGAGAGGCTTTTTACCGTGGCCAGATTCTAAGAGCCACTGGGCATAGACATAATTCGTTCGTACATCGTTGGCGGCTGCCACTTGCTGGGCGGCTTCATATAGGTTCATGGATGTCCTCCTTGCTCTTTAGTCTGCTCTGCCATTGTAAGTGAAAAGGTCATTATCGTCTTCGGATGTGTCGTCGCTGTTGCCGTACTGGATGCGTGCTTTGTTCACGGCGTCGATGTCGATGCCGCTGTCTCCTGTGTCGGAAGAGCCGCTGTCTCCTTTGTTATAGTTTTTGTAGAGTTTATCTGCCATGTCCCGCAGCTGCGAAAGGGTGACGTTCTGTGTAGCTCCATTTGTGCGGCACTCGAAAAAGAAGGCCTGTGTCGCGGGGTTGTAGGAGATGGTAGTGGCTTCCGTGTCTACCGTTTCGATGCCAGCGGTGTCGTAGATGAATTCATCTATTGCTTTTTTGAAGAAGTAGGGGTCATTGACGGTTCCCAGATTGAAGTGGCAGGACTGGGGATAGATGCCCCAATGGTAGGTTTCGTAGTTGCTGCGGACAAGACGGTTGATTTCGCCCATGGCGGCTTCTTGGGAGTAGCCAGCGTCGAGGAGCGTGCCCCATACTTTGGTGAGGTCGTCGCGCACGAGGTCGTTGCAGCCGAGGCCGAAGTCGGCGGTGTCGGTGAGGGAATCTATGTCGTGGGCGCTCGGTACGTCTTCGATGGTGTAGCCTGCCATGCTGTTGGCGGCGAGTGTCTTGTTGGCACTGTGGACGTCGGGGTTCTGCCGTTCTGTCTGGTGGGAGAGGGCGTAGAGGCGAAGCGCCTGCTCGAAGCCCCATTGGCCGCCTCCGTTGGCAACGGAGAGGGTCTTTAAGGTGTAGGCTTCGGCTGCAAGGGAACCGCCGAAGGTGTGGGCGATGGCGCCAGGATTATCCATAACGCCTTTAACGAAAGACATCAATTCGGGATTACCACCGATGTTTACGCCGCCGTCGTCGGAGGGGAGGATGCCGGCTAAGGTGCTGGCGATGTCGTCGGCTATGGTGGAGCGGAGACTTTTGAGCTGCGGCATGTCCATAAGGCGCGTGAAGTTCGCGGTGTCTCCTGCGCGGATGTACTGCTGCAGATAGGGAACGGCGACGCTGTAGAGTGCGTCTTGGTCGATGGTGTAGGAGCCGATGGGTTTTCCTCCTACCATGGTGGAGCCTTTGAGCCAGCCTTCGATGAGCGAAGAGACGGACTGCGGGTCACTGACGCGACTGCCTGCTTTGCCGCCTCCTCTTCCTTTACTTGCCATGGCGGCGCGTCTTGCAGCTTCGGCTTTTGCTTTGGCGACTTCGACGCCGTTGTCGATGGCAGGGATGAGGCTGTTGAATTCACGCGCTTTTTCAGGGTCGCTGACGCGGAGTTCTTCGATGTAAGCGCGTGCGGCTTTCTTTCCGGCATCTCCCTGTTTGACGTATTTGTCAATGAAGTCGGCTTTTTCTTGCGTGTAAAACTGTCGGTTGTATTCAGCGGCCATGGTCTTGGTTCGCATGAGGTCGAGAAGGTCGGAGGCTTTTTCTGTGGAGCCGTCGATGTTTGTCTGTATGACAAGGTTTTCGAGCATCTGTCCGAGGCGGTCGGCTCCTATATGGCCTGTCTGGATGAATTGGTCGACGAAGTCTTGCAGGAGTTTCTGGCGGTATTCGGGAGGAAGTCCCATAAGCCGAAGGTTGTTGAAGACTTCCTGCGCGGCATGGGTGACGGCTCCATTCGTCTTCAGGAGTTCGACAGAGTTGTTGATGATGTCTCCGAGCTGAGACTGTGCCTGCGCCATGGTGACGGCTATTTTATTTTCGTGGTCTTTCTTTTCCCATGTGGACATGAGGTTGCCGACGTTGACGAGCTGGTTTTCGTTGAAGCCTGCGGAGAAGGCTGTCATGTTGACAGGGGCGTTCTGGCCGGAGAGGTTCTTTTCCTGCCAGTCTTTGGAGAAGTCGTTGTAGCGCTTGGCTTCTTCGGCGGCACTACGAGCGGGTGTCATGGAGTAGCGTTCGTCGTACTGCTCTTTCATGACGGAGGCTACGAAGGTGCCTCTGAGGCGCTCGGCGTGTGCTTTGAAGTAGGGGTTGGAGAGGCTGTCGGCGTAGCCTTCCTGCTGGGCTGCGTCAATGGCATTGAGTTTCCGTATGTCTTCTTCGCTCTCCCCTTTTATCATGCGCTCGGCTTCGATGCTGCCTTTGTCGTAAAGGTAATGCTCATGGGAGACAAGATAGCTGCCGAGGGCGGCGGAGAGCTGCGCCATGTTCTGAGCGAGCTGTTCGGCTCCTGTGACGCTGGCCTGTACGGCAGAGGGGGAGACACCCTGATAGCGCCCAACGTAGCCGGAATCCGGCTGGGGTGTGAATTGACGCTCGGTGCCTAAGGCGTTGGATATGTCCGAGGGCATTTATCTGCCTCCTTTGTTTCTTAGAAGTAGTTGGTGGTCTGGGTGTTCTGGGTGAAGGGGTTGACGTAGTTGAAGGAGAACTTCGGCTTTGTCCAGTCGATACCGCCGAGGATACCATGGTAGCTGGGGGCGCTGCTGGTGATGGAGAAGGCTCCTGCGCCTTTGTCCCATTGGATATTGGTATATCCTTTGTTTTGCTGAAAGGAACCAACAGAGGAGGCGGCTCCTGCAAGTGGTCTTCCTGTGCCGCCTAAGCCGCCCTGCGTGCGGATGAGGTCGATGGTTTCCATCTGCTGCTTGGCGGCGAGAAAGCCGGTGCCTATCTGCATGAGGGTGCCGAGAAGCGAAGGTTTCTTGACTTCACGGATGGAGCTTATCTGCTGCTTGGCGTTGAGGACGGCGGTTTCTTTATTGAGGTCGATTTCGTTGCTCTTCTTCTTGTAGTTGTCTTTGACGGAGGCGAGGGCACGGCTGGTGTCGGCTGCGCTTGCCCGCTTGAGCATGTCGGCTGTCCTGCCTCCTCCTGCCAGGCCTTCGGCGACGGCGGCTTCCACGGAGGAGCCTAAGCGCCTTCCTTGTATCTGGGTGCGCTCAAGTTCCTGTACGGTGGCCTCGAATACGTCCCTTCTCTCTTGCTCAAGGTTTTGCAGGGAGTAGTTCATCGAGGTTATCATGTTGCGGGCGGTTTGTAGGTTGGCTTTGCCTTGTTCTTCCAGTGCTTTGTTCTGAGCGTAGACATTAAAGAGGGAAGAGGCTATGGCGAATGTAGTTCCCATGAATCACACTCCTTTTGTCTTGGGGATGAAGCTGCCTTTCCATAGGTAGCCGATGAGAGATACGGGAAGGGGCATGTCGGATTCGATGGCGATGGAAGCGTCGGTGTTCTGCGCCTGGACGGGGATTCGGAAGGTGCCTGTGGCAAACGAGATGTCACCGAAGGTCATTTCGCCGAGGCGCTTGTTGGCCATGGTGTAGGTGTATGTGTGTCCATGGCTCTTGACGTAGGCGCGGAAGGCTCCTGTGTCGGCATAGTTCATCTCGATGGTGCGAATTTGCAGCCTGCCGTTCGTAAGAGCACGATAGTTGCCTTTGCTGTCTTCCTGCCGAATGTAGAGGGTGCCGAGGGTGATGCGGAAGGTGTAGGGGATGCCGCAGACGACGGGCTTGTCCTGCCAGTTGCCGGGGATGTATAACTTGTAACCGTTTGGGCACTCTTCTTTTGTGGCAACGTGGTACTTGCCATCAGGCAGTACATAGGCTAATGTGGTGTCTTTTGTCACAATGCTGCCGTTGTATTCGTTCACTAAGGAATAAAGGGTGTGGTCACGGATGGGGTCGTACTTGCCTGTCTCTAAGATTTTCTTGCTGTCGAGAAGGACGCGATAAGGTTCTTCGGGGAAGTCCTTGGTGTTGTAGGTGAAGTCAATTTTTTCGAGGCTGTGCCATGCGGAATGGTCGAGCAGGATGTAGAGGGTGGAGCAAATGAAGAAGATGCCGTAGATACGGCCTTTCATCTTCCATTTGCTCCAGGAGGCCTGGATGCGCTGCTCATTTAAGAAGAGGTACTTGTAGACGTAGATGGCGTCGGGTTCGCCTTCGGTGAGGAAGAGCAGGATGTTCTCATTGGTGTTGGGGAGTATCTGATAGACGCCGTTCGGGATGTAGCTGGCGACATGCGCGGTGATGTCTTGGGCGTTCTTGATGTCGGCGACGTCCTGGACGTTGTAGTATTCCTTGATAGAGGTGTATTCTGCTCTTTCGGCTGGAAAGTAGAGGTTCTTGCCTGCGACGACGGGGCGGCAGGAAGGAGAAGAGTTGAAGCCTGTGACTTCAATGAGGGCGCAATTCTTGGGAGACAAAACAGTATCAGCGGAGAGCATGAACTGTGTTGTGTCGGAGAAGCAATAGAGGCTCTGATTGAAGGGGACGGCGTAGTTGAGGATGTTGATGCGCGTTGTCGAGGTGGGTACGTCGATGCAGTCGGTGTCGAGGATGTCGTTGGCGGTGGTCATCCAGAAGTTGAAGTATTCAGCGCTTTCAGACAGGATGATGTTTTCCCCTGCAAGGACGCCGAGACGGTTGCGGTAGAAGAAGATGTCGTTCAAGGTCTGACCGATGAAGGAGGGAAGCGGGTTGCTGTCGTCGTCTCCTATCTTCCGCTCTGCCCATTCCTTGCGCTCGAAGGTGAAGGTGCCGTCGGCTTCTCGAACAAGGGCATGGGGCATGGTGGCAGGGTCGATTTCGATTTCGAGGTTGGGGGCAGCGCACTCTTTCCAGACACCTTCTGCAGCGTTGTATTTGACGTAATAGGAGCCTGCGCTGCTTCCTCCGGGGTCGCCTGCGACTTCAACGACGTAGCCGTCGGGTGCTGTCTCCGGGAGCAGGGAGAATTTCTGGATGTGACCGACGGTGCCTATCATGGCTTGGTTATTGAAGCCGTCCTGCGTAGCGACTTTGGTGCAGCCTTGGATGCGGAGCCATGTGTTGCCGCTGTCGACTTTGCGTCCTGCAGCTGTGGCTTTGGCGGCGAGCTGGCTGGCAATATAGTTTGTGTCGATGAGACGGGTGTGGGATTTGTCGCTGCCGTCGGGGGTATCGTGAGAGGCGACGAGAGCGTCGTCTACCCATATCTTATAGGTGCGCCCATATTGGCCTTGCTTGATGTGGACGAGAGCGCCCTGCGTGTGGAAGTAGTCGGGCGTTTTCTTGGGTGTCATTTTGACTTTGACATTGCGGTTAAGGATGAAGGTGTGGTCAGCGATGGTGATGATGCGAAGGTCACGCCTTGGGTTGTCTGTCTTGAGGTAGTCGGGGTCGTCGGCGATGCGGACGGTCTTCTGCGTGCCGTCGAGGCCAAAGATTTTCAGATTGTCTCCATGGAAGTACATGATGTAGCGTTCTTTCTCATCGCGGTTGACGAAGTGCATGAGGGGCTTCTGGGTTGCAGAAAGGCTGGGGGAGATGTTCTTCACGAATATGCTGGGAGGCCGCTTCTGCAAGCCTCCTGCTTCGGTAGACAATCCATTGATTTGCTCTTCAAGCTGTTCGGGCAGGCGAAGGAGCGGGGGCTGCTGGGAAATGCCGGAGACGATGTTTTTGATGTTTTGCGAATAGAGCATGTCAGGTTCTCTCCAATGCGGGCTGGACGCCTGTCATATTGAGCATGTTAGCGTCCTGCATGTTCATGTCGTAGGCGACGATTTCCTGGTAGGCTTCCTGCAGGGCGTAGGCTAAGTCCTGCGCTACGGTTGTGTCGCCCATATAATGTGCCTGGAAGTCGAGGGCTGCCTTGGCGGTGATGTAGTTCTTGAAGCTGTCGGGAAGGTCGTCGAAGTCTACGGCCATGACGGCGTCAATGGTGATGGGGTGCGAAAATTCAAAGGTCTGGTTTTGTATGTCATAGAACCAGTCGCCTCTTTTGGCATAGGAACCGCCGTCGGTTGCTTTATGGGCGATGATGGTAGGAATCCAGGGGATGCGCTGGGAAAAGGCTTCGCTGGCAAGGGTGAGGTGGTAGGTGTTGAAGTCCCATCCTTTCCGCTGTATGTCGCGCGAGGCTTTATCAAGCTGGCGGCAGGCGTTGGCTACGTCGACGTCAATTTCAGTGTCGATGGTGTTGACTGGGTCTGCTCCTATGGCAGAGAGAATGATGTTGATGGCGTCCAGCTTTGTGATGGCTGTGAGCATTTGTCTGCCTCCTTTAGTGAAATAAAGTATCAGTTATGAATAATTGCGGTAAGACAAACAAGGAGGAGAGCCGAAGCCCTCCTCTTGCTCGTGTCTTTGGATGTGTGTCTTTCGCTCAGGCCTTTTCGACGATGCCGAGGAAGGCGCTTTCGGGGCGCAAGCCTCCCATGCCGACAGCCATCTTGGCGATAATCTGGTCGCCCTGGTACTCGGGGCGACGTGCCTGCTCCATGGACAAATCCTTGAGCTTCAAGACGCCTGCTGCGGTCTTGTGGCAAATGACAATGGGGTTCTTGGCTGCGTAGGCTGCCGGGAAGATGTGCCCGTCGCCCTGCATGACGTTGGCGTTGTCGTCTCCGCCGCGCGTGATGTGCGGGCACTCGATGACGTCAAAGCCGGCGAGGCGAATGACGTTGCCTTCAAGGACGGTGCCGCCTGCGCCGTAGTCGCGGTTGAGGAATTCGAGGGCGCTTGCGAGTGCAGAGTGGAAGTCAGGGTCAATGTAGGCGTAGCGGTCGGTGGCCGGGACGTAGTTCTTGGCCATCTTGCTCTTCGCCTGCAGGAGTACCTGGTAGATGGCAAGCCCCGTGTCGCGGTTGATGCCGGGGGTGCCGGAGGCGACTTTGACGGAGATGACGCCGCCGAGGCCGTTGCCTGCGACGTTCTCCTGGTTGTTGAGGGCTTCCTTGGCGCACTCGGCGAGCACGGAAGCGTCATAGGAGAGAGCAAGAGCGTTGCCCAGCTCTGCTGCATACGGAGAGCGGAAGTCGTAGTGGGCGATGAATTCGTCGAGGTCGAAGATGAGGGTGTCTGCCGTCAAGAGGCCGTCGAGCTGGATGATGCGCTCACCCTGCTGGATGTTCTCGCGCTTGTCGTCGAGGCTCTGGCCTGCCTTGAGGTAGTGCGCCTTCGTCCTGCCGAAGACGGGGAACTGGGCGCTCTTGCCGCTCGTGATGGAGCGTTCGAGGACGTGGCCGTGCGTGACGGAGGTCTTCTTGAACGCCGTGAGCGTTTCACCCGCGAATACTTTGAGGGCAAGGGCGAGCTTGTCGGCATCGGTCGCGGCGACGCCACGGATAGCCATAGGATTTGCAATCGTTACGTTAGGCATAGTTTTTGTCTCCTTTTAAGTGAGGGTAAAGACAACAAATGATTTGTTACTTGTTGCCGCTTAGAAAAGTGTGCTGTTCTGAATCTTGCGGAAAACTTCCTGCGTGAAGGCAGGGTCGGTCTGGTAGCGGGGGTCTGCCATGTCTTTGGTCATTTCGTCCGTTGTCTGGTAACCTGCCGCTTTTCCAGCGCCTTGTGCGCCTGCCATGACGGAGGCGTTGGCGGTGCCGTACTTGGCTGTCATCTGTGCCTTGACGCCTTGGACGGCAAGCTGAATCTGGGCGAGGCTGCCTGTGGCGATGGCGGCGTTGAAGCCGTCGATGGTGGACTGCGGCTGTGTCTTGAGGAAGTCTACGAGCTGGCCGTAGGCTTCGGCTCCTCCTGCAAAGCTGTGGACAGCTTGCGTGTAGCGGTCGGCGAGCGCGTCGAGGCCTGCGAGATAGGCGTCAATGACACTTTTGGGGTAGCCTGCTTTTTCCAGGGCTTCGAGGCTCTTGGCGCTGAGAGCGCCGTCCCTGTCGTACTCTTCTGCGAGGGCGTCAAAGTCGAGGCCTTTGCCTTCAAGGTCTTTCTTGACGTCGGCTTCGGTCTGCTGCTGTCGCTGGAAGTCTCCTTCGAGCGTCTGCTGTGCTTCCTGCTGCTGCTCTGCCTGCTGCGCAGGCGTCTCTTCTTGTGTGTCTTCTGCCGGAAGGTTCATCTCCGGCTTTTCGACTTCTGCGGTCATGCCGCCTTCGGGGTTCTGTGTGACTTTGATGTTGTCGGCGGTGCTCTGGTCGTTGACGTTCTCTTCGTCTGGCATATAGCTTTATGCTCCTTTCATTGTTGCTGCTGGCGCATGGCTTCGGGTGCGAGCTGCTGCGCCATTTGCATTTGCATTTGCTGTTTCTGCTCTTCCTCGATTTCTTGTTGTGTCTTGACGACGGAGGAGGCGTCGAGGCCTAGGGCAGTCGCAATCTGGGCGAGTATTTCGGTCTGTTTGACGGCGTTCTGGAAGGCTTCAGGGAAGACCTGAGCATAGCGGATGAAGGTGTCGAGCTTGGTGAGGTCGTGTCCTCTGCCCAGGGCTTCAATGCCTGTGGTGATGCAGGGTTCCACTCCTTTTGCCCCTTGCGGCAGGTCGGGGATGGCACCCATGGCAGTCATTTGGTTCATGAAGCGTTTGACGAGAGGAAGCTGAAGTTCTTGGGCGAGGATGCTGTAGATGTTGCCGACGGTGTCTTCGAGTTCTCTTGCGACATAGCGGATTTCTTCGGCTGTTACGCGCTCGGCGTTCCTTTGTACAGCGCTGTTCAGGAGGAAGGCGTAGGAGAGGCGTGCTTCGATGTTCTGGATGGCTGCTGTGGTGATTTGCAGGTCGCTTGTCTTGTTGATTTGGAGGGCTTGTATGTCTTCCAAACGTCCTCTTACAAAGTCGCCTGCTTTTGCTTTTTGCAGTTCGCTGATGCGTGTGATGGAGTTGGGATTGACAATAAAGAGGATGTTGCTGGCAACGGCTGCGACTTCGGCAACGGCACGCGACAGGGCTTCCAGGGTCTTGAGGTCGCCCATGTATTCGTCAACAAAGCTTCTGCCGTAGGCTTCACCGTCCATCTTGCGGAGCCTGAGAGGAATCCATGGGCTGGCGTCCTTGGGGTAGGTCTGCTCTGTGCCGGGAATGATGCGGTCGGCGACTTCCTGGTAGGACTGGTAGACATCACCTGCAAGGTAGGTGTGGGTGTAGACATCAAATGTCTGCTGCGGCTCTATGGCGTCTCCGTCGATACAGCTCTGGGCTTCGAAGGGCAGGGCACCGTAGGCGATGCTTTCTTTGGTGACGATTTCGATGGTGCTGCCAATACCATCGCGGGCAAGGCAGTAGTGGCTGAGGCGATAGAGTTTCATGCCGCCTTCTTTCGGGGGCAGGAAGAGGAGGACGTTGCCGGAAAGGATGAGCTGTGTCATGGCTTCGTTCATGGCGGTTCTCATTTGATGTGTTTCCATGTAGCCATAGATTTTTCGCTCGATTTTACCTAAGGCGGCTTCCCATTCCTGCTGTGTCCTCGGGTCACCGTCGAGCTGCTTCTGGATGTCGTCGCCTAAAGACAAACGGAAGAAGGGTGCGTTCGGCGGGAAGAGGGCAAGCATGAGCTTGCTGGTGAGGTTGTTGACGCCGCGTGCGCCGATGCTCTGATAGGGTGTGGCGTACTTGGTGCTGCTTGTGTCGGAGGCCTTGGGGAAGGCCATGGGGATGGTGAGTTCAGCGCATTTTTCGGCGCGGTCGGTGTAGGGCTTTCGCTCGGCTTCGAGCTTCAGATAGCGCTGCTTGGCTGTGGTGGTGCGCCCTGCTTCCTGTGCGCTCATAAGTTGAGGCCTGTGGAGCCGCCGCCTGCGCCGCCCTGCGTGTCAGGGTTCACCATGAGGCTTCGCTTGCCGCGCTTCTTTTTCTTGACGTTGTTTTCTTCGTGCGTCTCGCGCTGTGCGCTGTCCGTGGCGGGGGCTGCCGGAGATGCAGGGGCAGGAGCGGCTGGCTGTACGACGGTGGTGTGGCCGCCGCCTCCTCCAAAAATTCGTTTGATAAATCCCATCAGTTGTTTCCTCCTTTGTAGATGTCTTCTGTGGGAACGAGGAGGCTTTCGACGCCTCTTCTTCTGCGGTTGTTTTGTAAGCCTCCCATCTGTGGGGCTTCGGGTTCTTTGCTCTGTGTGGAGGCGACGAGTTCCCTGCCTGTGATGGTCGGCTGCTGGACGCTGGCCTGCGGGATGCGCGGGCTGAATATGGTGGAAAGGATGCTACCGATGAATCCCATGGCGTTCCTCCTGTTCCCATTGGATGGCTTCAAGATATTCGAGGACGTGGTTGATGCCTTTCATTTCGTTGAGGTGTCTGTCCTGGCTGAGGCAGTTTTGCAGGCTGAAAGCGTCCCGCAGGTAAACACAAAGTTCTTTGGAGACATAAGGGATGTCCCTGTCGTTGTTGTCTTTCATTTCGTTATCTCCTTTGCGTAGGTGGCGCAGGCTTGCCGGAAGCCATGCTTCTTGTAGCCGTTGCCAATGAGGTTGTTGTTGGCCTGGAAGATGTTGCCGGAGACGATAAGCTTTGCACCGTATTCACGGGCGATGTCTTCCAGCGCCTTGATGGCTGCGCGCTGCAGCCCATGGACGCCCGGCGCGGCTAAGACAAACTCCTCGGAGCAGATACGCTCTTTTGACCACCAGGCATGGCCGACGTCGAAGAGGAGGATGCCAGCGAAGGAGTTGTCTTGATAGAATTTGATGACGCAGCCTGCTTCACTGAGCATTTGCAGGACATCGAGGGTGAAGCTGATGTGGCCGAAAGTGTCCATGAGCCATGAGATGTTTTGTTGTCTCCATGCGTGCAGGGCTTCTTCCAGCACTTCGCATTCTTTAGGGGTCAGCGGTTCTCTTTTGGTGTCCATGGGATAGCCTCCTTTTTCTTGCGGTCGTAGTCTTCCGCTCTAAGGATGCGTGCGGCGCGTGCTTGGGCGAGTGCGTCGTCTTCGGTGAGGCCTTGCTTTTCGTAGGCTTTGACGACGGCCTGCCAGGTGCAGTCTGCCGCGAGGATTCTTTCGGCTCCTACTTTGCCGACTTTTGGGCATCCTGCGTAGCCGTCGACGGGGTCGCCTGTCAAGGTCTGCATGAGGAAGTTGCGGTCTGCTTCGTCTTCTGTGATGCAGCTGTATTCGTCTTGCAGGAAGTCGTAGTGGAAGCCGGGAATGGTGCGTAGGTCTTTGTCACCGGAGATGATGATGCAAGCGCCTTCGTTCTCGGGCAGGGTGGCGAGGATGCCGATGCAGTCGTCGGCTTCAAGGGTGTCTTTTTGGCAGGTCGTTCCTTCTGCTTCGAGCCAGTCGATGAGCTTCCAGTAGCAGAGGGGCTTCTGCCCCTTTCGGTGCGCCTTGTAGGTGGGCAAGAGGGCTTTGCGGAAGTTTTTACTGCGGTCGGAAAGGCAGAGGATGATGTGATAGGAGCCTGTGTATTTATGCAGGGCGAGCGCTCTTTCGACGGCGTTTGAAAGGGTTTCAGTGAAGATGTGTTTGACTTCCTCGAAGTCGGCAAAGTAGGAGCTGATACCGCTTTCCCATTCGGCTTCCCTTGTGGCGGCGGCGCAGGCACGAAAGGCGAACATGTCGGCGTCAATGAGAAGCTTCATGTTCGTCCTTTCCGTCGGCTTCCTGCTCCACGGAGGTTTCTGCGGGGAGCCATTCGATGCCGTAGGGTTCAATAAAAGCGATGTGCTTGCCGCAGTAGGCGCAGATGAGGTGTACGTCTCCCCTGGAGGGGTCTGTGTCAAAGTGGAATGTGTGGCTTTTGCAGTCGCAGTACGTACGGAGAAAGGCAAATTTCTTCTTCTTTTTTTCATCCATGGTTGTCTTCCCTTTCCTTTCTGATGTAGAGGCCGCAGCGGCAGGCCTTGAGGGTTCTCATGTACTTGCATGGGCAAACGGTGTCTTGTGTGCGATTTGGCATACAAGGGCAGTAGGGGGCGCCGTAGCGCATGTGGTTTTCGTGGAGTTTTTCGAGAACGGCGATGACGTGCTTCCGCTCGGGATGTGGCTTCATACCGTATTTCCCTGCGGTAGTTTCGGGGTCGTATGTGTCGGTGTGGTCGATGTGGTTAAGCAAAAGTGCACCTCGTTTCTTTGCAGGTGTCACAATGCGGAGTGACGTGCGCAAATACCTCGGGGCAGAGGGCTTTGAGTTCCTTGTGGATGTCTTTCGCCAATGTTCCATGCTCGGGCAGGGCACGCGAGCAGAGGCGCTTGGGCAGGTATTCAAACCAGGCGCGGAAGTTGCCAGTGACAAGGAGGCGGTAGCGGATGGCCTTAGGAAGAGCATAGGCGGCTTCTTCTTTTGGCATACCCTCGCGCAGGTAGGATTCGTAGTAGCTTAGAGTGCTCTTGTTCAGGCGGTCTATCTGGGGGATGCCTGTGGAGTGCAGGCCTGTCATGTGGGAGCCTCGGCTGGATTGCACGGTGAAGGAGAGGTGTCTGTGGCGCGTGAGCTGCAAGAGGACGGAGAGGCTGCATGTGAGCCGGAAGGTGGCTGTGCAGTGCTCAAGAATACTCAAGTGGCCTGCTTCAACGATGTGACGAATGACGCTGTCTGTGGCTTCCTTCTGGTAGCACTGGCTGGCGGCAAGCTTCAAGATGTTCATGGGGCTGGGCGTGTAGGTGATGAGCTTGACTTCAGGCATGGACTTGCACCAGCTTTCCGTTTTCTACCCATGCGATGAGCTTGCCGGAAGCGTCATGAAGGGACTGGTCGATGTAAAGGGTGTGCTTCATGGACTGGATAGCAGGGCGTAAAGCGCTGTAGACTTCGCCCCATACTTGTCCGAGTGCGTCATCGAAGAAGATAATATATTTACCTTTCTTGTGTTTGCCGCGATAGTCGCCGCAGTGCTTCATCTTGCATGGCTCCTTTCGGTCTTCGTTTTGGGCGTGTGCTTCTTGAGTTCGAGCTTGTAGCCGCAGCGGCAGGTGACGGCATGGACGGCGATGCCGTAGAGCCTGAGGAGCGTCTTGCCGCACTGGGGGCATTTAAGGTCTTTTTTGAGCATTTGCGTTCACGTTCCTTTCTTGTTGTCAATGACATTCAGCCCAGTTCTTGCCTATCTTTCCTTCGGTGTCGAGCTGCATACGGAAACCGAAGTATTTTTCTGTGTCACGCATGGCGGCTTGGGCTTCTTCTAGGACGATTTCGGCAATTTCATGGGTACGGCAGGCAAGCTGGATTTCATCATGCACCCATGCCATGTAGACAAAGTCGCCGTCCCATCCGTGTTTCAGCCCGCGTGCCAGAAGGCGCTCTTCGGTTAAGACAATCCACTTCTTGCATATCAAAGCGCCAGCGGATTGAAGAAGCAGATTGAGTGCCGAATGGGGACTGCGAACGTGAAGGAGCCTGCCGTCAAGGCCTTTCAAATAGCGACGCTTCCAGCGCACGATACGTCCTTTGTCGGTTTCCACAAGCGCGTCCTGCACGGCGTCGCGAAGTTTCTTGATAGCGGGGGTTGCTTTAAGGAATTTGCGCTTGATGGCTTTGCCGTCCTTGGCGTCACCTTTGATGATGCGGCCAATTTTGGCATCGCCTGCGCCATACAAAAAGGCGTAGATGAATGTCTTCGCTTGGTTTCTTTCGGGCAATCCTGCCGCCTGCTGGTTCATGGTGTGGATGTCGCCGTTGAGAATCGTGTGAGCGTACTGCCCATCGTCGTAGGGTGCCATGTAGTGAGCGAGACAGCGAAGCTCAAGGCCGCAGGCGTCCACTCCTGCCTGCGTCCAGCCGCCTGCATGGAAGAGGGCGCGGCACTCTTTGCCATAAGGGCTGCCGACTGCGGGGACTTGGGCGACATTCGGTGCTACGTGGGCGGCTCTGCCGCTGACGGTTCCATTGGTGATGACGCGGCCATGGATTCTGCCGTCGGGCTTGACTTCTTTGAGCCAGCCGTGCTCTCCGTCGATGAGCTGTCCGAGCCTTTTGCTGATGAGCAGGGATTCTTCTAGGAGGGCGGCGAGTGTCTTGACTTCTTCGGGGGCTGTTTCGTCTTCCTGGATGAAGCGGAAGGTTTCGTCGTCAATTTTCAGACGGCAGTCTTTGAGGGGCTTTGTGTCTTCGCCTTCGATTTCGTAGAGTTCCGCTTCCTTCGGCTCATAGCCATACATGGTGCGGATGACGTATTCGATTTGTTGGCGGCTGTTGGGGTTGAAGTCTTTGTAGCGTTGGATGGGGATGCCTTTTTTGTAGCCGAGGCGTTTGTTGTCCCTTTTGGGGACGAAGATTTTGTCGGGAAGCTGCGGGACGGCGGCGGTGAGCTTTGCCTTGAGGGCAGCCTGGCGAGAACGCAGTTCTTCTTCTAGGTGCAGAGCTGCTTCTGCATCAAAGGGGAAACCGTTCTGCTCCTGTTTGGCCATGAGCCATGCGACTTCATGCTCAAGCCGGATGGCGCGTTTGTCGCAGTCTGCTTTTTGCAGGCGCTCAAGGAGCTTCTTCGTGACGATGACATCCTGCTTGTTGTAAGTGAGCATGTCTTCGTTGTAGGCTTCCCATGCGTCGTTTTGTTCCCCATAGTCTCCTTTGAGTTCCCCTAAGCGATAGCCCCATGCTTTGAGCGTATGGGATTTGTAGAGCTTGCGGGGGAGCTTGCCACTTTTCATGAGGCCTATGTCGATGACGTCAAGGTTGGTGTAGATGAGGCGAGCGAGGATGAGGGTGTCGAGCACGAGAGGATGCGTTTCACGCGGTACATGAAACCATGGGAAGAGCTTCGCGAGGACGGGCAGGTCGTAGCCGATGATGTTGTGGCCGCAGAGCGTCTGGCCATTCATGAGGGCTTGATGCAGGTACTTCACGCCTTCCTCTGCTTTTTCAGGCGGGTAGGCTTTGAGTTCTTCCGTGTCGGTATCGCAGATGGTAAGACAAAAAAGCTTCGTTACGCTGTCGAGCAGGCCGTTGGTTTCGATGTCGAAGATGAGCATAGGACATCACGCGTTCTTTTGTGCTTCGAGGGCGGCGATTTGGTCTTCTAAGCGAATCTGCTGACGGGTGATGCTGTGCTTGGCAACATCCATTTCGAGAATAGCGGCTTTTCTCACGGTGATGGCTCTCTTGATGACACGCAAGCGGAGTTTTGCAAGATTGTCATACCACTTGAGGAGCAAGGCCATGAGGGCTTCAAGGATTTGGATAGTTTTCATGATAGGGTTCTCCTTTCGTTACGAGTAGTATCTGCGGGCAGCTTCTTGCTGGCGTCCGGCGGAGAAGCTGGACAGGCGCTGCAGGTAGCCGATGATGCGGGTGCCGTAGTCGAGGTCGGTACTGCCGCAGTGCTTGCAGGTTTTTCTTGTTTCGGGGTCTATTTTGCCGCAGGTGTTGCATATCGTGCAGAGGGTGTTGGTCGTCCAGTAGGGGACGCCATTCTTGCGGCAGAGGTCGAAGAGGCTCATGGCCTGCTTGTAGGACAAGAGTTGTTCGAGATTCAGATGGAGGGCGCTGCCTCCGTCGAGGTTTTCGGTGATGGCTTTGCCGTAAAGCTCTATCTTGTCAAGGATGGTGGTTTTGTCATCCTCTACAAGATAGAAGTAGGAGTTGTAGCAGGTGCGTTTGGCTGGGTAACCTGCTTCTTTGTCCCATTTGGCGTTCTTGACGCCGAGGTTTTCGGCAGGGACGAATTCCGTGTTGAAGCGTTTGCCGTATTTTTGCAGGGCTTCTTTGTTTTTCTTTTTGAATATGCCGAGGAGCATGGCGAGGAATTTTTTGTAGGGCTTGTTGTTGCCTACGGTGTAGCCGTCTGCTTCGGCGAGTTCTGCGGCACCGTTGAGGCCGATGGTGAGGAATTGCTTGGAGATGTCCATATAGCCTGCGGTGTAGGCGGGGAGAAGGCCTGCGTCGATGTAGTCTTCGTAGACAGCGCGGCTGGCCAGGAGGTAGTGGTGGACGCGGTCGATAAGAGGCTCTAAGGTGTCGAGCATGTAGTCTTCGTCCATGGCTTTCGCCTGATGGAAGAGGCGGTGCAGGTTGATGGTGATGACTTGGGCGCTGCCTGTGACGACGCCGCCTGCGCCGAGGGTGTAAGAAAACGTGTTGTCTGCGAGTTCGTTTCTGAGGCGGCAGCAGGAGGCGAGGCTGTCGACGCTGTCCGACATGTAGACAAAAAAGCTGTGGCCTTTGCTCATTTGCTTAGCACAATATTCACGGAATTCTTCGTCGGCGAAGCCCTTAGTTGTAGTGAGGAGGCTGGCGGTAAGGACAGGGAAGGTGAGGAGTTCCTTTTGTCTTTCCAGCCGGAACCACTCCATGAAGAATTTTTGGAGCGCCATGGTGCTTTCCATGTCTACCTGCGTGCCGTCGGGGTAATAGAAGGCGCCGAAAAGCTCCTGCATGTAGGGGCGGTCGAGGACGCTGATGTTCCAGAAAACAGACTGGTCGCCGCGTGCCGAAGCAGGTTGGTTGAGCGCATAGACGACGCCTTGGAGTTCCTGCTTGATGTCTTTGGCGTGCGTGTGTAAATAGTCTTTGCCGTAGGTTTTTCTTGCGAAGTAGTCGAACATGTGGAGGAATTCCACAGTTGCGACGGCTCCTGCGAAGTTGCTTGCTATCTGGTAGACAAGATTGACGAAGCCTCCGCAGAAGCTTTGCAGGTTCTTGGGTGCGCCGGAGACGCCGCCCATGCTCTTGGTGCCTTCGAGGAGGAAGGGATAGAGGCTGACGGAGGCGCAGTAGGGCTTGAGGCTTGTTTCATCGTGGACGTAGATGAGGTGATTCCGCAAGTCTTGCAGGTAGTAGTGAGCGGACAGGCTGCCGAACATCTCTATGAGCTTTTCCGTGACAAGAGCGCGGTTGAGCTGGATGGTGTAGGGCTTGTAGAGTTCGGCTTCAAGAGTGGCAAGCGTCTTTTTGGAGACGTTGGCGTTGCTGTCTACCTGGCTGCCAGTGGCGGCGTTCTGGGCTTTTATGTAGGATTGGATGAAGGCCAGGCGGTCTTCGGTCTGGGGTGCGGTCAGTGGCATGGCACTCCTCCTTTTGGAATTCGTAGGTTTGGTCGTGGAAGATGGGCTGTGCGCTCTGGCAGAGGTCGTGCTTGTCGAAGACAAAGCGCATTTCAAGCTGGTAGAAGCGTTGGTTGGTAGTGGGGGAGACGAGGCCTCCGAGGTCTTTGCGGTAGCTGCCTGTTTTAAGCCAGTGACAGAAGGCTTTTGCCGCGATGGCTTTGTCGCGCTCTGCATCGTCGCTGCCGGAGTAAAGACAACAAGGGAGAATGGTGCCGAGGCGTCGCAGGATTTCGATGAGGTCGCTTTCGGCGAGGCCGTTGGTGGTGCCGCCTAAGACAACAAGAGCGTTGGCGCCTTGTTCGCAGGCTTTTTCGACGAGTGCTTCAAGGTCTTCCAGCTTTGTCAAGGGTGCGGGATTGGCTAGGTGGGGGCTGTGACAGCCAGGGCAGGCGTTTTGGCAGTTGCCTAACTCAAGGTAGAGGGCGATGCGGTCGGGGATTTCGCTGAGGGTGATGCCGTGAGAGGCAAGAGGGACTAGAATTGGCATGGTGCATTTCCTCCTTCTGCTGTATATAGCTCTAATTTGTTTTTTGCTTTGTCGAAGCGCAGGCTATCGGCAAGGCCTGTTGTGCCTGTGAAGCGGCACTTGAGGACGCGGATTTTGAGGGTGTTTTTGTCTTGTTCACTGTCGGCCTGCTGGTCACGCTCGATGGCAAGGATGGTGTCGGGGAGCTGCTTTAGGGAGCCGCTGCCTCTGAGGTCGTCCATGCTGATGGAGCCGCCTTGCTCGAAAGGGCGCGTCTTGGTGTCGGTTTTCCGAAGATGGGAGACAATAATAAGCCCTGCGCCTGTTTCTTCCACAAGAGAGCGCAGAGTTGTCATGAGGCGGTCGATGGTGGAGCGTTCGTCCAGCTTGCGGTCGTCCATGGCGGTGACAGCGATGGTGATGTGGTCGAGGATGACGAAGTCGCAGCCTGCCGCTACGATGAGGTATCGAATTTTGTCAAGGAGGTTGTCGGCCTCCATGCTGCCGAAGTGGTCGTAGAGGAGGATGCCGCCGTCGCCAAAGACTTCGTCGTAGTGGGCGCGTACTTCTTCGCGTGTCTTTTCGTTCCAGTTAAGGTGCAGGGGCTTCGCGAGGTGGATGCTCATAAGGTCGCGAAGGGTTTTCTTGGGGCTTTCTTCAAGCATAACGAGGCCGACTTTGAGAGCGTCGCTGCCGTGCAGGAAGTAGGCGAGTTCTCTGGCCATGGTGCTCTTGCCGATGCCGCTTCCGGCGGTGAGGAGGAGCATTTCGCCTTTTCTTATGCCTCCGGTCATGCGGTTGAGCTTGGAGTGGTAGCCCCATGGGAAGGAGTAGCTTTCGATTTCTTTGTCTTCCAGGAGTTTTTCTTTGAGGTCTTTGGCGTTTAGGATGCCGTCGGGGCGATATTCTTCCGCGTTCCAGATGGCGTGGACGATATGCTCTGGGTGTCCTGCCAATAGGCACTCATTGGGGTCTTTCATGGGCAGGTGCGCTATTTTGAATTTGCCTGGCGGGAGGATGCCGCCGAGTTTTTTGAGGGCGCGTCGGCCTGCTTCGTCTTCGTCGAGGAAGACAATGACTTCGTCAAATTTGTTGAGCCAGTCGAGCTGCTCTTTGAAGATTTTGGCGGCGGTCTGGCAGCCGAAGGGGATGGAGACAACGGGGTATTTGTTGTCTTGCACCTGGCTGACGGTAAGGCAGTCGATTTCGCCTTCGGTGACGACGAGTTTTCTGCCGCCATGGAAGAGGTGCTGGCCGTAGAATACGTCTTGCTTATGGCCGAGGACGGAGAAGTTTTTGTCTTTGTCGCGCGTCTTTTGAAAGATGATGTTACCGTCGCGGTCGCAGTAGTTGGCGACTTGGAGGGCGCTGCCGTCTTTGTTGCGGGTGACGGTGTATTTGTATTTGCGGCAGGTGTCAGCGCGGATGCCGCGTGCCGTGAGGGCTTTTGTTTCCATGTCGTCCATGGGGATGAGGCCTCTTGCCATGGGCTGCTCCTTTCTGCCTTTCAGGGGAGCGCATGGCGTCCATTTTTCGCAGACGAAGCAGAAGGTGTGGTCGTCGTAGCGTGTGAGGCCGTCACTGCTGCCGCAGTCGGGGCAGGGAAGGTGCGCTTCCTGGGTAGACAAAAACATCACTCCTTTGCAGGGTGTTTTGAGGATTTAGTCGGGGTTTACGGGGAGGCTTAGGGTTGCGGCGATTTCTTCTAAGGCGAGGTTGGCCATGTCGCTGAGGCGGTCGTCGGTGACGAGGATGTAGATGCTAGTGTCGGCTTCTGGGAGGAGAGGGGAGGCGTAGAGGTTGTCGTCGATGCCTTTTTCGATGTGGCCGTTGGGGCGGATGATGTAGTGGTAGCCGAGGTTCAAGCTGCCTTTGCCGCGCAGGTCTTGGAGTATCTGGCGGTGGGTCTTGCCTTTGTATTCGGGGTGGTAGTCTAGTCTTATCGCCTCCGTCCTTTCGCGTGTCTTGAAGATGAGCATAGCTTATGTTCCTTTCGGGGTCTTTTGCTGTAGGCCGCTGGTGTCTTTGGGAGATTCACGGAACCATGCGGCGGGGATGATTTTTGCTGCGTATGGATAGCCGTGCTTTTGGCACCAGTCGGCATAGGTGGTCTTGGAGCCTTTGTTGATTTTTTGGCGGGGGTTGGAGAAAACGAAGCGGATGTCTAAGTGTGGGTACTGCTTTTTGATGAGGAGGTGCTTTTGCCTGTCCTTGGCCTCGAAGATGCCTTTGGCCTCGATGATGATGCCATTGGCTAAGACAAAGTCGGGCGTGTAGGTGTGGCAGGTTTCCGGCACGGTGTAGCTGAGGCTGTATTGCTCATAGGTTTCTTTGGCTTCGGCGTGCTTGATTTGGGCGGCAAGGGTGTCTTCCAGGCCGGAGCGGTGGCCATGGAAGTCGCGGTAGGTGTATTTACCGCCGCGCAGGAGTTTGCTCAAAAGTCGCTGCCGTCGCTTTCTGCTGCGCCGCTGTCGAAGAAGGGTACGTCGTCTTCTGGTGCTGCTTCTGCACGGAAGCCTTCGCCGTCGGAGGTGAAGCCGAAGCTTTCGGCGTTGCCGCTGCCGTAGGGGACGTAGTCGATGACCTGAATGGCGGTGAGCCGGAGGCTGATGCCGAAGTTCTTGGCGGTCATGTGGTAGGGGACGAGCTTAGCGGCGACTTTGATTTTGGAGCCGTTGCCGATTTCGTCGAGCTGGGCGCTGATTTCTTTGCCTGCCGTGTCAAAGATGGGGACGGTGAGATGGACAATTTCACCTTGCTTGGTCTTGTAGCTTTCGTTGCAGGAGAATTTGAAATAGGTTTCGTCGTTGTATTCGCGCAGGCCGTCGCTCATTTCGCCGGAGCATTTCTTGTCGGCGAATTCGCTGTTTCTTGCGGATTCCCATTCGGCATGGATGCGTTCGGCGAGTTTCTTTGTGTCTGCTTCGCTGAGCTTGAGGAGGAGGCTGAATTTGCCTGTGTCTTTGCCTTGGATGATTTCGGTGCTCTTGGTGCGGCAGAAGAGGGCTTCGCCGACAGGCGTGGTGATGGCTGCAAATTTGTTGGCCATGGTTTGGGTGCTCCTTTCGGTGTAGGTGGGTGTGGCGGGAGTTAAGCAAAAATAACGTTCTTCCTCCCTACCTCATGGGACAATTAGCTTCAAGCCAGTGTTTTCAAGGGCTGAGAGGGGTTTGTGTTTTGAAGGAATACAAATATGTTTTGATTGGTCTTGCGGCCTTTAGTCGCGTGGGTTTACGACTTCGCCTTGGATGGTCTTTACGAGCCAATCAGCATAGCGTTGGATTTTTTCAGCGTCAGCAAGGGCTTCGCCTTTCTTGCCCATGCGGCAAGCGTACTTGATGATGTTGCCGCGCAGGTAGCCGATGAATTCGAGGGTGCTGAGGTTGGCCTGCATGGTTTCGATGGGCTGGTGGGCGCTTTCATAGTGCTTGGTGCTGTGCATGGCGGTCAATCCTTTCCTGTGCTGCCGAAGCCTTCTGTGCCGCGTTCGGTGTCGGGGAGAGCTTGCACTTCTTCAAGGGTGACATCTGGGTTCGGCTCTATGAGGATTTGCGCGATGCGGTCACCTTTGGCGAGGTGGACGGTGTGACGTGCATTGTTTTCGAGGAGGAGGCAGATTTCGCCGCGATAGTCGCTGTCGATGATGCCTGTACCGTTGGCGAGGCGTACTTTTGTCTTGAGGCCTGCGGAGGAGCGCAGGAAGATTTTGCCGTGGTAGCCGTCGGGGATGGCAAGGGCGATGCCTGTGTGCGCTACGATGGCTTCTTGCTGGACGTTGGTGTTGGGGATGGTGCAGTCGGATTCTAAGTAAAGGTCGAATCCTGCTGCGCCTGTGGTTTTGCGTTCGGGGAGCTTCGCCCATGGGACGAGGCGCTTGCAGGGGATAGACAACACAAGATTCTTGGCCTTCGTTCTTTTTGAGGTTGTCGACATGGTGTTTTTGGCTCCTTTCGGGTATCTTGAGGTTTACTTGAAGTTTACGTTAAGGGTCTGAAAGAGACTTTCAGGGAAGACAAACAAATAGCTATCTAGCTAATAAATAAATAAATAATATATATATATATATATATATT